TGGCTCCAGGAATACTGCTGCATTCCCGCCGATGAATCCTCCGCGTTCATCTCCTATGAGATGATTTCCGGCTGCGAGGATGATTCCGCCCGCAAGGACTTCGCCTACCTTCAGCAGTGTGGCAACCCGATTTACCTGGGATTCGATGTGGCGCGGACCACCGACCTGAGCGTGATCGACGTGGAAGAGAAAATGGGTGATGTGTTCTGGGAGCGGATGCGCCTGGAAATGCGCGGCAAGAGCTTTGGCGAACAGGAGTCAGAACTCTACCGCCTCATGGGTCTGCCCACCCTGCGCCGAGCCAGCATAGACTCCACCGGCCTGGGCATGCAACTGGCTGAGCGCGCCATCGCCCGCTACGGCTACCGCGTGGAAGCCGTGCGCTTTACCGGGCCGGTCAAGGAGGAGCTGGCCTTCCCGCTCCGGGCTGCCCATGAAGATCGCACCTTGCGCTATGCCAAGGATGAAAAGCTGCGCGCCGATCTGCGCGGCATAAAGAAGGAAACCACCGCCAGCGGCAACATTCGGTTCGCGGGCGAATCCGCCGATAGCCATTGCGACCGGTTCTGGGCCAAAGCCCTGGCCGTGCATGCTGGCAAAACCACCACCGGCATTATTGCCACCGTAGGATGAACACACCCTTTTCGCCATGCCCCGGCAACGCGCTGGCAGCCCCGCTGCCGGGTTTTGGCCACATTGTGCCGCACCGGGGTATCAAAATGGCTCCTATGGCTATGCAGCGCGCGGCAATAAGCCGAATTTTGGGGAGCCCAGTCCAAACCACATGAATTTTTCCATCAAACTCGGCTCCCTCGAATTTCGTCTTGGCTCGGCCAAGACGATGTCGCCCTCCAGCCAGGCGTTTCTGGATGGCACGGATATCAACGAATCGTCTCGGGGTGCGATGATGGGCACGCCATACGCGCAGTCCGCCTGGGTGTACTGCGCGGTGTCCATTCTGGCGCAGTCAGTCGCCCAGATCCCCTGGCGCATCTCGCGGGTTAAAGGCGGCGCGGCCAAGAAGGTCCGGGCCTTGCGCGGATCCGCGGATCCCCGCCATCGCAAGCTTTGCCAGCGCGCCCTGGGCGAAGACGTGCTGGACTCCGGCGCGGCGGTGGATTTGTTCAATCGCCCCCATCCGTCCATGGATCGCCAGATGTTCTTTGAGATGCTGGTCACCTGGCTGAGCTTGCGCGGCGAATTCTTCGTCCTCCCCCTGGACCTGTATGATAACCCCGTGGATCTGAGCGACCGGCATCCGCGTGTTGCCCGTTTGCTCACCCTGGAGCCCTCCATGTTCTGGCATGTGGTCCAAGGCTATGACCTCGTGGCCTGGCGCTTTACCGGGTCGCCGCTCATGTCGCCCATGGCATCGCAGTACCTCAATCCCACGGAAGTGGTGCAATCCAAACAGCCCAATCCGTATCTCTATTGGCGCGGCCTCTCGCCGATCACCGTGGCCATGGCGCCCGCGCAAACCGATTTCGCCGGGGAACAATTTCAAAAGGGCCTCTGGCTCAACAATGCCGACACCGGCGTCATTGTGACCACCGACCAGATTCTGAGCGACGAGCAGCGCCGGTCCATTGAATCGGCCATGCGCGAGCGCAAGCGCAAGGCCGGTACCGCCGATCGCCCGCTGTTCCTGTTCGGCGGTGCCAAGGTGGAGAAACCCACGCTCTCCATGATGGACATGCAGTATCTGGAGACGCGCAAGTTCCTGCGTCAGGAAATCTTCGCCATTCTCAAAGTGCCGGAGACGCTGGCCGGCTTCACCGGCGATCTGAACGATGGCGGTGCCGGCGGCTCGCTGGACGCGCAGAAGGCCAGCTTCATTGAATCCACCACCGGGAGCCTGTGCGGACGCATTGAGACGGCCTTGGCGCCCATCGTGCAAACCTTTGGTGATGATCTGGTAGGCTGGTTCGATGTTGATTCGCTGCCCATCATGCAGGCATCGCGCCGGGCGCGCTGGGATACCGGGTCCAAAATGTTCGCCATGGGCGTCCCGCTGGCGGATATCAACACCAATCTGGATTTGGGTCTGGCGGATCAGCCGTGGTACAAGAAAGGCTGGCTCCCCTTCAACCTGCAAGACGCCTCCGAAGCCGGCACGGTGGAGTTGCCCAGCGAGACGGATCCCGCCGAGCCCGAACCGGACAACGATCCCGACGATCCGGCCAGCAAGACGAATCTCATGCAGCACACGCGGCGGATGTTCACCGCACTCCGCGCACCACAGCCCGCGATCCGCAGTCCCAAGGTCAACACCGTGGAGATCTGGAAAAAGCACATAGCCGCCCGCAATGCCCAGGTGAAGCTCTTCAAGGGCAAGGTCAGCAAGGTGCTCATGAAATACCGAGCCAAAGCTCTGGCTAAGTTGGATGAAGTGCATTTGAAGTCCGTGGCTGACGAGGCGAAGACCCGCAGTCTGGCCGATATCATCTTCGATCACCTTGATTTTGGGCAGGCGCTGATCTCCGAGCTGCATGCACCTCAGTCGGCGCTGCTCGCCGCCTCTGCCGATGAGCTGCTTGCTGAAGTGGGCCATGATGATCCCTGGAAGTATCCGCCCAAAGCCATGCTCGAATTCTTGGCCGGCCGCAAACAGTCCATCATGGGCACCGGCGAGACTGTGCGGAATCAGTTGAATACCACGCTCACCGAAGGCGTGACGGCCGGCGAGACGCATCTGGAGCTGGCCGGCCGCGTCAAGGACGTGTTCCAGGACATGACTGACAGCGAGGCCAAGCGGGTGGCTCGCACGGAGGTGAACATCGGCAGCAACACGGCCCGGCATCTGGCCATGGCATCGGTGGGCATCGAATACAAGTCCTGGCTCGGCAGTCACGGCCCGCACCCGCGCGCGGAGCATCAGGCCGTGGAAGACGCCACCATTGATTCGCCCATTCCCATTGACGACGCCTTTGAAGTCGCCACCGAAGAAGGTGTGACCGAACTCATGATGTTTCCCTTGGATGACAGCCAGGGCGCTTCCGCCGGCAACATCATCAATTGCAACTGCGGCGTGCTGGCCGCGCAACTGGAGAATGAGGATGACAAATCCGCCACCTTCAAAATCTTCGGCGTCGGTCTGATGACCTTTCCCCGTAGCGGCGGACTGGCGTCCGCCGCCGATCAATCTCAATCATGAAAACACTCGAACAAATACAAAAGGAATTTGGTGCGCGCGTCTGCACGCTGAACACCGGCGCGGTGGGCCTCCGCGGCGGCATGCATTTCAGCGTCAAGCAAGTGGCTGGCGATGCGCCCCAGTTAGACTTCATCGGCAGTGATAATTCCGTGGATCGCTATAACGAGGTGATCAAGCAGGACGGCTGGCAACTGGATAACTTCATGCAGAACCCAGTCATCCCCGACTGCCACGATTATTCCAGCATCGGCAAGATACTGGGCAAAGCCGTGTCCTGCCAGGTGGTGAATGACCAGCTCTGCAATCGCGTGGAGTTTTGCCTGGAGAATCCCCTGGGGAGCATGGCCTACAAGATGGCCAAGGGCGGCTTCATCAAATCGCAGAGCGTTGGATTCATCCCGCTCGAATGGCTCAACGGCAACAAGGCCGGCGAACCCGATCGCACCTATACCCAGTGCGAGCTGTTGGAAATCTCCTTGGTGGTGGTCCCGGCCAATCCCGGCGCCACCGTGGGCTTGGCCCTGAAATCTGGCGCGATCGACCGCGCTGATGTGAAGGCCGCCGTCAAATATCTACAACACTTTTGCAGTGATGAAACAGAACCCCCCGCCACTGGTGGCACGTCCGGCGCGGGAATTCATGACGTGCGCATCCTACAAATCGCTCGTGGCCTACAACAGGTCATGAAACGGGCGTGACCAGTCAACCAACAAAATAATACATAACATAGATCGTGAAAAAAATATTGAAACCTTACCGCCATCTGACCGCGCTATTCGTCGTGGTCCTGGCCGCCATCTGCCTGGCCATGCTGGGTGCCAATCCCGTTGCCTGCGGCCTCGCCGTTGGCTGTTACCAACTCGCCCAGTTTGCCATGAGCAAGGGCTATCGTCGCGGCCGCGTCTGTGTCGCCGCGCTCACTGATGAGCAAGTCAAAGAGTTCGAAGGCATCCTGAAGAGCTTCGAAGGCTATGGCGAAATGCTGAAGGACCTGGCTGGCATCGCCAAAAGCGAAGGCGGTCTGGCTGCCATCAAGCAACTGCCGGAGCAGCTCAAGAAAGAACAGACCCGCAATGACGCCCTGGATGCCCAGGTGAAGAAACTCACCAAGCGCTTCCAGACCGGCGAATCTGAGCACGTCAAAATGGTCAACGGCGTCCCGCTGGTGGGCGATCAATGCGCGAAGTACCTTGGCAGCATGTTTGTGCTGAAAGCGCTCCAGGACAACAAGCTCAAGCATGGCGCGGATGATCCGCTCGTGGCCAAGGCTTGTGAGTTCATGGGCGTGGAAACCAAGACCGCCATCGCCACCACGGACGTTCCGCTGCCGGTTGCTTACAGCAACCAGATCATTGAGCTGGTATATATATATGGCACGGCCCGCAAAGCCTGTACCGTCTATCCCCTGGCCGGCAACTCCATGAAGCTGCCCCGCCTGAAGACCGGTGAGCCGCAGTTTGCATTCATCAACATCTCTGGCGCCGTCACGGAAAAAGTGCCCCAGTCTGAATTCATCACCTTCACGCCGGGCAAAGCCGGCGGCATCGTGCGCATCCCGTCGGAAATCGAAGAGGATAGCATCTTCGATCTCGGCCAGTTTGTGGCGCGTTACATCGCTCGCGAAATGGCGTACTGGGAAGACACCTGCCTGTTCCTGGGTGACGGCTCCGCCACCTACAACAACATCAGCGGCGTTGGCGCGCAGGCCACCACCGACTCCACCAAGCTCCAGCTCGCCGCCACCAACAGCTCGTCCGATAAGATCACGCTAGCCAACATGCGCGCCATCCGCGCGCTGCCCACGGGCGCGGTGCTCAAGACGGCCAAGTATTACGCTCACCCCACCATGGACACGCTGCTCGTCTCGTTCAACACGAGCGCCACAGTGGTGCCCTATGTCCGCATGCCCGACGGCTCCGCCACGTTCGACGGCTTCCCCATCGTCTGGGTGCCCATCATGCCGGTGTATTCCACCAGCGCCACCCTCAACGCCTATCAGGTCTATTTCGGTGACCTGAGCTGGTGGTACTTCGGTGTGCGCCGCGCGATGGACGTGCAGACCAGCCGCGACGTGTACTTCGCCACCGACGAAGTCGGCGTGCGCGCCCTGGAACGCTTCGATATCCATCTGATGGGCCAGAAGGCATCATCGGCACTCCAATTGAGCGCGAGCTAAGCTAACGCCGCCGGTGCCTGGTCAGCAGGCATCGGCGGCCTAACCAACCGTTAATCGGTTTTTAAAACTGTGGCAAAAAAGAAAATCACGATCGCGGCCGGCGCGGTGGATTCGGCTCAGGATGTCCTCGCGCCGGATCCGCTGCCAAAGGTTGGCGATACCGTCACCTATGTATGGCCTGCTGGTGGGAATACCAACACGGCCGTCGTCACCGCCGTCTATGCCACCCTTGATAGTCGCGTGGTGGATCTGAACGTGGACACTGGAGCCGGCCTCAAGGCCGTTCAATCCGTCCCCTGGCGCGACGACGCCGCCGGAAACACCTGGGATTGGCCCACCGCCTGACCATGAATCAACCGCCAAAGGACCGCATGATGCGCCCACGTGAACTTACCACGCGCGGCTGCGCGCGTCCTTTGGCGGTCCCTTCTTCCCAGGACCGCGAGCCGTCCCGGCTCGCAGCGCGCGTGCCAGACACCAACACTGCAATCCGGAACAGCTCGCGGTCCAACGCAGTCCCGGCCCCAATTTTTAATTTTTAATTTTTAATTTTGAATTGACCCATGAACGCTGGCTTTTCCAATCTCGACACGCTCAAGAAAACATTGCTTCCCGGCTCAGCCAAGAGCGATACCCGCTTCGACCTGGTCATCGCCGCGCTTGGACGAGGCGTAGCTGCTCAATTCGGCAGCATGTGCAATCGCCAGTTCATGCGCGTGGTTGGTGATACCGCGATCTTCTCGGCTGACCGATGCGAATTCATTGTGCCGCGCTATCCGCTGGAATCCGTTTCCCTGGCGGAATTGAAGATCACCGAAACCGATGGCTGGGTCACCCAGACCGATCCCAATTTCATCCGCGCACTCAATCTGAGTGCCGGCATCATCAATTGCGGGCCTGAGGATGCCGGCCCGTACTACGCGCAAGTGCGTTTCACTTATACCGGCGGGTTCTTCTGGGAGACGCTCGAACCGGATGATGCGGCCTATCCGTCGCAACTGCCCAGCGGTGCCGCTCCGCTGCCGGACGACTTGTTCAACGCCTGGCTGCTGCAATGTCGCCACGTCTGGTCACAGATGGACAAGCTCGGCACCGACCTGCTCAAAGGCGGCGCAGACAAGAATATACGCACACCGGACGACTTGGCCGCCGGCGTGAAGATTACGCTCACCGAATTCATCCGCTTCACCCTCGTCTGATTGATGAGCGTCGCCCTTAAAATCGAACTGACACCGCAAGCCGAAAAGGTGGTCGCCGGTTTGCAAAAGCTTCCGGGGCTCCTGGTGGCTGCGGTCGCGCTCGGCATGGACACCGCCAATCAATTGGCCATCTCCAACATCCGGCGCAAGCATCTGACCGGTACCGGCCCGTTCCCGGTGGAAGAGCACAAGCTCGGCCGCGTGACTGGACTATTGCGCGGATCCGTGTGGGCCAGCGCCGCACAACCCACCAACAGCGGCCAGGTCCAGAGCGCGATTGGATCCCCAGTAAAATATGCGGCCATCCACGAATTTGGCGGCCGTATCCATCACGAGCCCCGCCAGATGAAGCTGCGCCATAAGACCGATGCGCGCGGAAACCTGGTCAAGCAAGCTGTAAATCCCAACCTAATCGTATTCGCGAAGAGTGACGCCAAGCGCGCCCGCGAGACCACCGTGCAAGCCAAAGCCTATGACGTAAACATGCCTGAGCGCGCACCATTCCGCACCGGCATCTACGAATCATCCGCCACCTACAAGCGTTACATCAGCGCAGCGATCCTCGCCGAATGGCAGCAAATGGGCTCATAAATCGTAAATGAACAATACCGACATCATTGATAGGTTGCCCTTCGAGCTTGCCAACTGCCTGCGCACCGATGCCTTCTTTGCGAATATCCCGGTTGTGGTAGCCGAAAAAGGAAACCTCATCGCCGAATATGCCCAAGCCCAGGCCATGATCACCGAAGCGGGCGGCAAGCGCGGCGTAGCCGTGATTGTGCTCCAAATCGTGGCGGACGATATGAGCAACAATCTCCAGTTCGGTCCCATGATCCTCAAGCCCGCATTCCAGATTGTGGAGAATGTGGAACTTAACCGGGACGCCAGCGGTACCGGACTGAGCGCGCGCAAGGTCGCCCGTAAAATTCGCGACGTGATCAAGACGCAAACCATGATCGGCATCGTCGCCAATATGCAGACCGGCAGGCCCTGCATTGAGCCCCTTGAGATCAAGGGCCTCGATGTGGCCACGATCAGCTACCAGGTCAATTTTGAATGCCTGGAAGTGGGTCAGCAACAAATGACCGCTGTGCAGATGCCTGCAATCGCCGTGGGCGTCAGCCCGCCGCAGTTCACGCTCACCAGCGCCACGGCCGGCGCAGCCATCTGGTACACCTTGGATGACACGTTCCCATTCAATGGTGGCAACCAGGTCTATCCCGGTTCCACCGCGCAACTGTTTGTGACGGGCACGCCGGTCAACATTCCCACCGGCGGCTGTACCCTGCGCGCGCGCGCCTATCTGACCGGCGATAACTACGTTTCCAGCAGTATTAACCGGGCATTTCTGCCCAATTAAACCAACCCTCAATCCCTAAAATAATATGCCCGTAACCGCCCAAGTTTTCTATACCGGCCCCTGCAAAGCTTATCTCGGCCTCAACTCCGTAGCGCTTCAAGCCTCTGGCGCCCAGGGCGCCGTCAAGGCCGTCATCAACGAAAAGACCGTGGATGCCGGCACGGCAACGTTCGGCAAGATTGCCGAAATCCTGGTTGATCAGACCGTGGAGATAGACGTGACTCCATTCACGAGCTGGCATTTGTTGCCCTCGCTGTTGCCGCCCTGGCTGGGTGTCACCACCGCCAGCGGCAGCGGCTTTGCAGCGGGCGCGCTGGTGATCGGCACCCGGCCCCACGGCGCGGCCCTGAGCCCCTGCAAACTCTGGACGCCTGACGGGCGCCTCTACAGCTTCGTGCGCGCCGCCGTCACCGGTCATCCCACGCTGAAGTTGTCCTCCAGCGATCCACTCTTCAGTGGCGTCAAGATCACGTGTCTGGGGGATCCTGCATTGCTGCCCGGCGCTGCCAACTTCCTGCTCACCGGCAACGCCATCACAGAAACTGCTGGCTCGGATCCCGGGGATGCCTTCGCTCTGGCTGACTTCGTACAAGGCCGCTGGACTGGTGCCTGGGGCACGCTCGCCGGCTTTGGCGGTGATGGCTTATCCACGCTGGAAGCTGAGGATGGATGGGAAATCGTGCCGGACATTAAATATCATGCGGTCACCGTGCAGGGTCTGACGAGACACATGGTTCTGGATAGCGTCGCCTTCATGGCCAAGGGCCGGCTCACGGGTCCCACGCAATCACAGATCGCCACCGCGCTACTCGCCCACACCCAGGGCTTGCGCCTTGGCACGAGTGCCAACGCCGGCGACCTCGTCTTGACCGGCCCCAGCAGCAAGACCATCACGCTCAAGCAAGCCGATATCAAAGGCAGCGGCTTCGAGTTCGGCGGCACGAAGTTGGGGAATGGCGAGACCGGCTTCGTCACCACCATGGCCTTCACCACCGGCATGCCCACCCCGCTCCTGGTGTTCTCCGCTTAATCCGCGTAGCGGCGATGCCAAGCCGCGGTTCGGACTGGCGTCCGCCGCCATACAAAAAAAATGTTAGTAAAATACCAACCTGTTAGCGGTGGAAGCTGGACGCTTCTTTTCGATGAGTCGGCCGGCGACGCCAACGAGAAGTTCTCGCCCAGCTTCCATGACCAGGTCCAGATCGTGAGCGGCTATGGCGCTCCCAATTCGATCAAGGTCCCACTTGCCAACACCCAAGGACAATTGCCGCTGAAATGGTCCAGCAACTATGCCAGCGCCGACGCCGCGCTGACTTCGATTAAGACCTTGCGCACCACCTTCAAGGGCGTCGCCGTAAACTTAGAAGTCATCCAGGGCGCAATCACCACGTTTTTCAACAACGCCACTCTAGCCAGCAGCTCCCATGATCTGCGCGGCAAAGAATGCATGCACGCCCTGACCTTCAACACCGACGATATTTCCTGATATGAAAACCCGATCCCTCATTCTCATCCTCATCCTCATCGTCTTTTTCCGCGCCGAATCCACCCCGGTTTTATTTTCACTCCAAGCCCTGACCGGCAACGCCAACAATCGTGCGATCGTCGTCACGCCCGATCCCGTTACGCCGGCAACGTTCGGCACCAACCTGCTCAGCTTGCAACCCATCACGCTTCAGCCAATCGGCGGCGTAGTTGTCACCAACCTGCTGAGCTGGGGCTACACCGTGCGCGTGGACGGTTGGCCGAGCAGCGTCCACATCATCGTTCCCACCGACACCAATACCTGGTCAGTCGTCGCGCTCATCAATACCAACGTCTTCTTCTCCACCAACATCTATATTGGTGGCACGGGCTTTTCCCTGGGCTCATCCGTGCCTGGCAGCAATGGCACCTCGGCCGTCATGATGATCGGCCTGGACGCCTTTGGGAAATCGACCACCAACGCCGTCCCAGCCGGCGGCGCGAATCCTTCCAGCAACAACTTTGTGGGCAGTCTGAATATCGGTCAGATTTATGGCGGGATCATTGGCGCAACGGCGACGAACAGCTTTGATACCATCCTCGCGGCGCAGAAAGCCACGAATAATCTTCCGACTGGCGCATTCAGCACGCCCGGCACGGTGGCCACGCTGAGCAGCAACACGGTTATCGGAATGGCTGGCGCGGCTGTGTCAGCCAGCAACTACCTGGTTGGCGTGACGGCTGGTGGCGGATCAACGAACCTCACAGGAGTCAATGCGGCTGGTGCTCAGGTCGTCATCCCGTGGGCTGGCTTGCCAGCGGGTGGTGGCACCACTCCGAACGCGGCGACCACCAACAGCGCCAACGCGCAGGTGTTCAGCAATACCAATGTGTTCACAGGACCGCTAGCCGCATCGAACAATGTGACCATTGGAACGAACCTGACAATTTCCGCTGCCGTCGCAAACTCTAAAGCCTTAATCACTGGCGATTTTTCAGCGTCCAGTGGATTGAATGTTTCACAGCCTGCGGACTACGTTACTCCCGGCGAGGCTATCGGCCTTTCTCGGCAGTCTGACGGCGCGATTGCTGACGGGCTTTACAGCTATCAGAACACTGGAAACGTAAACGCCAACCTAGCCGAAACCGCCCGCAATGACATGGTGTTTCTGACTGGTGGCGGCTTTGGGTCCGCAATTGAGCGGATGCGAATTACTTCGTCTGGCGTGGAAAGTAATATGATGCAAACTTTCTGGTATGGTGGCAACCTTTTGCAACCCACCAGAATGGATTATGGCAACTCGACGTTCTTGTTTACTCAAAACACCACAACTCCTGTGTTGGCTATATCATTGAACGGTGGAAGCTCTTTCTCGTTAGGTGCATATTTGAAAATGGGCTGGTTCACGACTGGCACTTTAGCGTCTGGAAGCCAAGCGGACACATACTTTATCACTAACGGAACCGGCACAATTATCGTTCACACCAACCTGCAAGTCTTAGGGCAGTTGGGCGTGGTGCCGCAGCCGGGATCAATCACCAACCCCTTCGCCATCTATACCACCAACGGAGTTCAAACCGAATGGCACGACACCAACAACACGCATTGGTTTGCGGCAGGCGGCAACAAAATGGAGATCACAAACGGCGCGGCCATCATTATCTCAGATGCACCGGGACCGGGGTTGTATCCTAATTACGGCCTGATTGAGCAGGGCGGCACTTGGCCCGCGAGTGTCGATTTTTACAACAACACCGTTTATTTGAACTCCAACACGATCGTTGGAGGCACATTGAACGTAGGCAGTACAGTCACTGCCGCTGGCAACATCTCCTCCAGCACAGGGATAATCCTTGCGAGCAACTTCTGGATTGAAACCAAGGCGCAATTCGGCGCGGGCAGCGACGAATACATCAACGTGGGCAGCGACCAGCTCACGCTCGGCACCAGTGCGGGCGCGGCTACGGGAACGCTGGTTGTGAGCAACCTCAATGCAGCAGGGACGATCCTCGCGTCAACCATAACCAGCACAAACTTCGCCGGCAACGCCGGCGGCTTGACCAACCTGAATGCGTCTAGTCTGTCATCAGGTGTGGTGGCACCGGCAAGATTGCCGTATCCATTGGCTGGTGGGTTCGCAGCTCCACCGAATTTATCAGTCACCTCCGAGTTGGTGTTTGAGCCATTTGGATGGACTTCCGGTTATTACTACGGGGGGTCGAAAATGTACCGCAGTCAGGTTGCGCCGCAATCCATCACGCTGAACACATGCGAATTGCAGTTAATAGATGGAAGTTCGGGAAGCTACATGAATTACGGGACCAACTGGACCATGCGAATTTACACCAACAATACGCCACAATCCATGACGGCCAATCTGGCATGGTCGGGGTCATTTGCGATGCCGGGGCTTATCGCAACGAACTTTGCAATCGGAATTACAGTTGGCTCAAATTATAATGTCTCGATGTCGCTTAGTAATAATAATACGACTGCAACGATGACAGCGGCTCAATGGTGGTTCAAATGAAAATCATTCGCGCATTCCTCCGTTTCCTGCGACCGCCCGATGGCTGGCAGGATGAACGCGGATTCCATTTCGGCCCTCACCCTTAACCCAAAAATCACTATGCCCCTATCCATAAACGTCGCCCAAACCACCACCGCAACCCTCAACATCGCGCCCATCATCCTGCAACCCGTGGATCTTGATACAATCATCGGACTGCTGGAAGCGGCCGGGATCTCGTCACCAAATTTTCCGTTCACCAGTGCGAACCTGTTGCACTTCAACATTGATCGCAAGAACGACGGGGTTGTGGACGGCAACGGAAACTCGTTGCTGTATTTCCAAGCCACGATTCAGGCAACCGACGCCGCTCGCGTTGCGGCTGATCCTGTTGCCACTTCGGCCCCCTAGTTGCGGATTTCCGTTTTCAGCATTTTAGCGTTTCAGCTTTTCAGCTTTTAAAAATATGGGCGACCAAGACTTCAAAATCCTCATAACGGGCGATGCGAGCAGCGCCGTCTCCGCCTCCCAGCAGGCCGGCCAGTCCATGCAGGAGCTCAAGGAGGACATGTCCGGCGTCAGCGACGAGACGAAGAAATCCCTGGGCATGCTCTCCTCCGCCGGCGACCAGGTGAAGGATCTCGGCAGCAAGACGCAGGAAGCCGGCGAGAAGATGGAGCTGACCAGCGGCGAGGCCCGCCGGCTCGGCAACGAGCTGGGCCGGGCGTCCGGCTTGGGTAACTTGGGGGCCGTCGCCATGGGCGGCGTGGCCCTGGCCGCCTTCGGCGCGGGCAAAGCCATCGAATTCCTGCGCGACACCTGGAAAGACATACAAGAGGCCATTAAAGGACCGATAAACGTCACAATTTCCGACGATGCCGCCGGCATTGAGTCCGTCACCAAAGCCCTCAACGCCTACGCCGATGCCCGCCGCAAAGCCGCCGAAGGAGCCAATTCCCCGGAGGCCGTAGCCGGTCGCGAGAACAAGGCCATGGAACATAAGCTCACGCTGCTGAAGCAGGTCCTAGAAGCCGAAGAAAAAGAGGCACTGGCCAATCTCGCCGCGAACAAAGACAAAATGAGCCCACAAGCCTATGCGGCCGCCGAGTCCCAGATCCATACTGCCTACGGCACGAAAGGCACACTAGCCGACGAGAATGCGCAAAAGGCCAGAATCGCCACCATGCAAAAAGAGGCCGATGAACTGCATTCCAAGGCAGCAGAGGAACTCGCGCAGGGAAAAAGTCTGACATCAGAGCGCGCCGGGTCTGCCCAAGGCGCGGCGATCCAAGGCGCCACGGATGGCAAGGAAGCGCTGGCGGAACTCAAGAAGGAGACGGTTCTGCTAGACCGCATCGCGCATCCTGACAACGCCATGTACGAAGGCATGATGGGATTTTTTCAGAAGCAGAAAGATAGGTACGATTTCCGTGTAAAATTTGGGGCTGACAATAACCAAGAAGATGCTCGCAAGGATGTAGCTCTTCGCACAGCCCAAGCCAAATCGCAAATTAAGCTCGGGGTCCAGGCCGAAGACCAGGGAAAATTCGGCAACGAACAGTTAGCAAAAGCGACGGCGGATGAAGCAAAGGCAGCAGTTCTGGACCAAGAGGCTGGAACTGCGACGAGCGAGTTCAATGAGGGCGTGCAGACTCATGAGGGCATTGAAGCCATTGGCCATGCCACGCGCGCAATCGGCCAGGAGCATGAGGCGGAGGGCAACAACACGGCGACGGGCCATCGAGACCAAGTAGCAGCATTGAACCAGGGCGCTCAGGCAGCGCAGGAGCTGCAAGCCGGCATCAAGAATTACACTGGCAGCAATGTGGAACTGCTCGCTTCCATGAAAAAAGCATTTGAGGACCTAGCCGCTGAAAATCGCAAACTGATGGCTCAGATGCGTCAGACGAGCTATCTCGGACATTGACCCATGGAAACCATTTCCTACAAAGTTGGATCAACCTGGACCGAGATCAGCTTCAAAGACCTCGGCGTCGGCTCGTCGGCTCACATGAATCTCGGCACCCATGGCGAGAGCAAATTCATCCTCCCGCTCGCATCGCTCCCGCCTGAGACGGCCGTGGTCATACCATTTGAATCTCTTTGCATCATCTACACCGGCCGCTCCGGCAGTGGCAGCTCGTGGAGCGGCGGCTCCATTCTTTTTCAGGGGCGCCGTACCGATAACAGCGGGCAGGCCTCCGCCACCAGCGCCAGCCAAGAGCTGGTGATCGAAGATGCCTGGTATGATTTGAGGTTTTTGACCTATCAGTGCGCCTGGCAAAACGTCACCAGCTACAGCGGCTCAACGCCCACCTATGGCGCGCCCTTCGTATGGCCCGACTGTGTTTTGTTCCAGTCGAACCTCGGCGGACAGCTCCTGCCCAACGGCACCTTCGGAACCTACTCACCCGGCCCGGTCAATGGCCACATCACCACCGGCCAGATGCTCGAAGAAATTCTCGCGTATGCGATTTATTTTGGTGGCGTCAACCTCCAGATCGGTACACTCAGCGACTGCGCCACCTACGTCCCGTTCTATCCCGTGCGCGCCATGCGCTGCGCCGATGCCATCAAGATTTGCCTGCGCGTCCATCCCGATTGCACCTGCGAGATTGATTACACCACCACGCCGCCCACCGTAAACATTCGCAAGCAATCGTCGCTGACCACCATCACGCTCCCATACAAAGGCAGCGCCAGCAATCGAACCCATCTCACCAGCAGCATTCGCCCTCGCCCGGAATTGATCCCCAGCCGTGTGGGCGTTTACATCAAATCCACGGCAACCATCAGCAACCAGCCAGTGGTATCAATTGCCACCGACATCTATCCTGCTGTCGCCAGCGGCCTACGTAGTCTGGATGTAAGCGTGGACATGACCGGACCCAAGCTCAGCAAAACCAGCGCCGTGCTGACTACCGCAGCCTTTGATCCAACCTCATTGACCTGGTGGGCCGCCAAAGTCCCGGCCCTGAAGAATATCGCCAACGGCGGTCAGATACCCAACACCGGCACCGGGTCGCTCGCCCTCCTGGACACCACTATCAACGGTGGCGGCACGCATCTCAAAGGTCTCCAGGTTGTAGATTCCAGCAACAACCCAATCAACATCAGCGCCGGCAACTACGCTTACGAGCTCCTGACCGGATCACCGTGCTCCTGGATGCAAGCCAGCGTTGGCGGCACTGTCAATGTCATCGAAGCCAACATCGTCGGTTTCTTCAGTTACTACAAAACCACCACCGCCGGAGCGGCCAACCTCGTCGATCAGATCGGCGAGCACATGCACACCGTCAAGGTCAAGCTCACCAACACCACTGGTGGAACGTTCCAACTCAGCACCACCCTGAGCACCGGTGAGACCTATCCCAGCGGATTGGCTCAAGCCATTTACAATTCGCTCACCACGCTCCAATATACGTTCACGCACACCATTTTGGAATCGCCCTACGCGACGTTGATCAAGCCTGGAAAGCACGCCCTGAATCTGAGCGGCGGAGCTAGTGCCTGGCTAGCGATGGTGGCCATGATCCAATCCGTGGACTACGAATTCATGCTGGCGCCGGCCTCGCCCATGACCGTTGCGAAAACCACCGTTCACTGCGGTCCCGTCGCCCACCTGGAAACGCGCGAGCTGATAGAATTATTGAATATTTTTTGCAATCGCGACCTCAGCAAGATCAATCCCAACGAACGCTCGAACGGATCGGATCTCGGTGGCGGCCAAGTCACGCTCGGCAGCGACTCGCCCAAAGAAAACAGCGTGCCCGCGCAATCCGTCCCCGCCGTCCTAAACGTCACCGCACCAGATACCACGGCCTCAAACGTCACCAATATTTTCGCCCAGGACGCAACCACTCACCAGATCAGCGTCTCGCAAAGAAGCACGAGTGCCGGTACCAATTTCACCACCGGACTGATCGCCCCCGAATTCAGCGGTGCCGGCGCGCCCGCCTCTGGCACGCTCGCCACCTACGCCTGGTACCGGGTCGGCGACCACTACGTGGATACCGCCGCCAATGCTCTCTATCGCTGCACGACAAACGGCAGCAATTCCAGCAGTGTCTGGGCGCAGATCAGTGGAAGCGGCACCTTCAGCGTGGGAATCTACAGCAGCGCCGGCGCCTACAACATTGGTGCCATCGTTTTCGTCTTTACCACCACCACCATTGGCGGCATCACCATTCTTCCCGGCTGCTACATCTGCATCGCGAACACCACCGCCAGCCCCAGCACCGGCGGTGGCACCGGCAATATGATCCCGCAATATCCGCTGCCCACCGGTACCGTATACTGGTACTGCATCAGCATGGGAATCAACCTGGTCAACACCTGTTCCGGCGGCACCAGCGCCAATATCTATCTGAACAGCAGCGGCACCTTCTAACCCCGCGTAGCGGCGGACTGGCGTCCGCCGCCATCTAAAATGCCAGCCAACGACAATTTTGCCAGTGCCACTGCCCTCGCCGCCACCACCAGCGGCACGCTCTACACCCAGAGCAACGCCAGCGCCGGAACCCAAAGCGGCGAACCCGGTCATTTCAATTACAATAAAAACCCCTTTTATCCCATCGCCCGAACCATCATCGGCCCCTTCGCAACCGTCTGGTATAGTTGGGCCTGCCCGACCACCGGCAACTATTACTTCAGCACCCGGGATCTGAGCGGCACCAACCGCACCAACTTCAAAAGCACCCTGCAAGCCTTCACCGGCAGCGCCGTCAACTCGCTCGCCTCCGTCACCTATTTGATGGACCAAAGCGTCGGCGACGGCGACGGCGCGGACAACGGCGCCAGCATCGCCTTCGCCGCCACCAGCGGCACCACGTACTATTTCCAAGTGGATGGCCGGATCTCCGGCGCCACCGGTAGCTTCTGGCTCACCTGGGGCGCATTCTCACCCATCCGCCTCGGCTCGTGCAGCGGGGAAACCGTGAACTTAGACACCCGCGCCACCTGCGTCGGATCCGTGGTCCTCACTGGCACCACCTCCGATGCCTGGTACAGCTTCGGATCCCAGCCCGTCAAACCCGGCAACTATGTGGTGGCCTACGTGGACGGAACACCCGTCCCGCTATACATCAATGCCGTTTTTCCAGCACCGCAAGTCTTCCCCAACGTCACCATCATCGACGGCGACTTCTCCGGCTTCACCCGGTGGAACAAGAGCACGGCATACACCGCCAGCCCGCTCAGCAAGGTCATTTATCTGGAGAACTACGCGGCCTATGCGGCCGCTTACTGCACCTCCGACAACACCAATCAATTCCCCTACCTGGGCGGCAGCTCCTGCAACGCCCCATATTGGGCTTGCTACAACGCCGCCGACACCGTCCAGAGCGTCCCTTGCGCCCGGGGCCTGATCAGCCATCCCGCTACCGGCGTGATCGGCCTTTGCCTGCTCGTCAACGGCACCGCAATCGTCGCGCCGTATCCCTCCTACAATCTGCTCTATTATCCGATGGACACCACCGTCCTGAACAGCTCCCCCGGCTTCGTTCTGACCGGCAGCGGAACGTCCTGGACCATTTATTTCTATATTCAGAACAACAGCGATCAAACGTGGGACAACACCACCGTGCAATTGCTGAACACGGGCGGAGTCACCCTCGCCTCGTCCGCCTTGACCGGCATCAGTCTATCACCTAATGCCAGCACTAGCGTGGGCACCTTCACCTTCACCGCCTCGCCCGGCATGGTCACCGCCACCATCCAGCTCACGCGCAATGGCCAGATCGCCTGCACCATCGCCTACCCGCTCTGCCCAGTCGTTTCCCTGGCATTCATCCAGCCCGGAGGTGGCAGCGGCCTGAACGTCTTCGAGCGCACCGGCTGCTCACCCCACACATGGGTCCAAAAAATGCGCTCCACCACCGTCTGGCCGCCCAACGGCAGCGCCATCCCCTCAAGTTGGGGAAATACGTTGACCATGGTAGTCAGCATTGCCTCCGGAACTGCCACTTTGGCCAACGATTCTTCGGGCAGTAATTGTTCCGCCCTCGCGAGCATCACCCAGAGCGCCGTTGATTGCAGCGGAGGCGGTTATATCGACAATATTTTCAGCCCTAGCTTCTGGGTCACCGGCGCGCTCCAAAGCGTGCCCGTCCAGTGCACGGTAGTCTGGAACGGCCCCGGCACCAGCCTGCCCACCTTCACCCAAACTTTGAGCATTCCCGCGACATGAAATTTGAGCTTTCCGAACTGCTCAAATCTCCCTGTCCAAACCTCTGGCATTCCCTAGCTGGAATTGGTCATGTAATCAACGGCCAATTGGAAGTCCCCGACGCCCTCGCGCACCCCCTTCTCGCCGCCTGCCAAGACCCCCCAATTTCCGTCATCGTGGATGCCTCATCCACGTTCACGGCGCGCCTCCGCACCGACGAAGAGAAATCCCCCCTTCGGCTGATCTGTGTGGACTGTGTTTGGAACGTTTCTGCTCGTTGCGAAGGATCAAGCTGTTGCGGCGGTCGCGTCCCTATCGAAGTGCGCCTGAATCTGACCAGTTCCCTATGCCCCAAAGGCAGGTGGCCTGCCACCCCGCTGCAATGAAGCTGCAACCCTTTTGCAGCCAGCTCGCCGTTACGGATATTTAACCCATTTCAGGCACATTCGTAACCCTTTTCACCTGTTGACCCGCCTTACCGTATTGCTCGACCATCACCAGCTGTTGATCGGGCGTGAGCGCGATGACGTTGACCCAATGGACGCTTTCGAGGACATAGAAACCGTGTTCTTGGCCGGTCCGCGGGTTGACGCTGG